TGGAAGAAGTATTTTGATGTTGAAGGCTTACCTGATTTAAGAGTTTTTACTGAAAGAATTAAGACTGTTTGGTAAGCTTCGGAAAAATTGGTCGTGCGTAAAGTATGCGTAAACCTTGCGTGCTGCTTGCGTTCATTCCATGATAAATTGTTATTGTCGAAAGATTAGACGTGGTGGTTACGATCTTTCGACAACACCTCGATGATGCTATGAGTGAGGTTTTTCAAACTTAAGAAAATACTCCTTTTTAGAATTAATAGAAGATCTTGATTTGTGTAAGTACAAATTGACTGACCGTCCTTGGTAGGCGTTAGCAGTCGTTCAATTCGGCTGGCGGTTATAGCCTGTTTATCAGGCTAAATATTCGATATTCCCTACAAAATATTTTTCGTTTCTTAATCCTAAAAATTACTTTTTTTGACACGAGTAATCAGGTTCGAATCCTGATTATTCATTAGCCTAGGCAGGTAGTCATTAGTGACTATTATATATAATAGTTTTTTCGCCTAGGCACAAACATCTCCATGCCATGACCCTCAACGGTTTCGAGGCGAGCGTAGAGTTAAGAGCTGGTTATCTGTTCGCAGTGGACCACAACAGATGCCGTGGGTAGAACGGAACACAATTTGGAATGAAAGAAGGCGATCTTCTTTCACGTATCTAGCAAGGTTCGACTCCTTGCCTGCTCGTTGTCCGGCGGAAAACGGACGTTAAGCAAATATGCCTTGTCATACAGTATGTTTGCGTTTTATTCGTAATAGTAATATATATTCACGAAAACTATATTACTTGTCGTTTAATTTACAGCATCTGGTTTAGCTCTGTACCTAACAGAGTATTTAGGACTATAGCCAAATTGGTAAGGCATCAGGTTTTGAACCTGTGTATTGTTGGTTCGAGCCCAGCTAGTCCTATAGATTAGCTTTTATATTTTAGATTTTTCCAAATTCCATCATTCGTTTCAAAAAAAGCTAATCTAAACTTGGCTCGTTGGTCAAATGGTCAAGACGCCACCCTTTCACGGTGGAGTTACAAGTTCAATTCTTGTACGAGCTATTGGGAATTAATTGAATAAAGTACGCGCGTTAAAGTCAATTATTCCTAGGTGGGGTAACTTAGCTCAGTTGGTAGAGCATTGGTGTGAAGTACCAAGTTAGCGGTGGTTCGATCCCATCAGTTACCATAAGGACACATAGCGTACGAACAATGTGTGTCCTTGATTTATAGAGTTAACTTGATTGGTAGCAATGTAGCTTAAGAGGTCAGAGCGGGTCGTGAAAACGGCTGCGGGGTGGTTCGACTCCACACTTTGCTATAACTGGGATAACCAGTGAAACAGGACATGAGGACATAACAGTTTAAAAATTGGTAAGAGTTAGTTGCAAAACTAGCTCTTTTTTGTTGGAGATATTTATGAAATTTTTAGCAATCGTTTTAACAATTGTTTTTGCAATTGCCAGAATTATGAACCTTATTACATGGTCATGGTGGTTAGTTTTAAGTCCAGCATTATTATATTTTGGTGTAATAGTTTTATTCTTTGTAGTAATAGGGATTGTGTGCCTTATTTATAATTTGATAGATAAAATTAGAGAATCAAAATGGAAATAAAAGATGTAATAGAACAGGTTAAAGAAATAAAAGAAGAGCAGTCAGATCCCGAAGTAGCCCATTTATTGGAAGATAATTTGTATGAACAAGTACTTAATGCGATTGCTTCTAGTAAATGTTCTGATCCAAAGAGTTTTGCAAAAGAAACTTTAAAAACTAAAGATATTCTGTTTAGACGTTGGTATGCATAAAACTAAGGTGGTGATAATTTGAAAGAACTAACTCCAAAACAAAAGAAATTTTGTCAGGAATATTTGAAAGATTTCAATGGAACCAGAGCTTATAAGACTGTTTATAAAGTTAAATCAGATAAAGTAGCCGGTGTAAATGCAAGTAAATTACTAGGAAATGCTAGGGTATCTGAATATCTTAGCGAAACAATGCATCAAACTAAAGTTAACGATATTCTTGATATTAATGGGGTTCTGGATAATTTGAGCCAGTTAGCAATTGGAAAACCTAGGGAAAAAGTCTTTAAGCGTATTTCTTATAAAGGGAAAAAGCCTAAAGTTGAATATGATAATGTCACGACTGTTACTCCAGAAGATCAGGACCAATTAAAAGCTTTAGAATTACTAGGTAAATACTACAAGATTTTTACTGATAAAGTTGAAACTCAAACCGATATTACCGTAAATATAGATCCTGGTGATTATGATGGTTAATATTAAGCTTAATTTTCCGCATCCCTCAAAAGTGTTTAATAAACAAATCTTCAGCGTCCTTTTTGATTATTCGCACTTAACAGAAGTGTGGTATGGCGGTGCATCAAGTGGCAAAAGTCATGGAGTAGTACAAAAAGTTGTATTGAAATCATTACAGCATTGGAATGTTCCAAGAAAAGTGCTTTGGTTACGTAAGGTTGATAGAACAGTTAAAAATTCAATTTTTACTGATGTCACTGAATGTTTAAGTGGATGGAATATCCTTCAATATTGTCATGTAAATAGATCTGATAAGACAATCGTCCTTCCAAATGGGGCGATTTTTTTATTTCAAGGGATGGATGATCCAGAAAAGATTAAATCCATTAAGGGGTTATCTGATGTAGTTATGGAGGAAGCAAGTGAGTTTAATCATAATGATTACACACAACTAACTCTTAGACTTCGTGAGCCTAAGCATAAGCAGCGACAAATATTTTGTATGTTTAATCCAGTTAGCAAGCTTAATTGGACTTATCAGACTTGGTTTGATCCAAGTGCAGATTATGACAAGTCCCGTGTAGTAATTCATCAATCAACATATAAAGACAACCGATTTTTAGATGCTGACAACATCAAAACAATTGAGGACTTAAAGAGAACCAATCCTGCTTATTATAAGATCTACACACTGGGTGAATTTGCAACATTGGATAAGTTGGTCTTCCCAAGCTTTGAAACAAGACGTTTAAATCCAAGAGATCCAGAATTGATTAATCTACATGATTACTTTGGATTGGACTATGGGTTTGTTAACGACCCTAGTGCATTTATGCACATCAAATTAGATTTAAAGCGACGTAAGCTTTATGTAATGGATGAATTTGTGAAGAGAGGGTTGCTTAATAACCAACTTGCTAAAGTTATTAAGGACATGGGTTTCGCAAAAGAAGTAATAACTGCAGATAGCGCAGAAAAGAAGTCGATTGCTGAAATGCGTAGAGATGGAATATATCGAATTCGGCCAGCTTTAAAAGGACCTGATTCAATTGTTCAAGGTATTCAGTTCTTGCAGCAATTTGATTGGATAGTCGATGATCGTTGCGTTAAGACGATTGAAGAGTTGCAGAATTATACGTATGTAAAAGATAAGAAAACAGATGAATACACTAATAAGCCTATTGACGCTTATAACCACTGTATTGATGCAACTCGTTATGCTGTTGAAGAAGAAAATGGTCATGGAAGTACTAAAGCTACGTTACTTAAATCATTCATGTAGGGAGTGAGATTTTGAAAGATATTAATTACGGAAGAGATAAAGTTACTGGAAACAGTAGCTTTATTTTTCCTAAGGGAGAAAAATTAACTAGCAATGAGCTACTTGGTTTTATTGCATACAATGAAACAGTATTAAAGCCTAGGTATAAAGAAAATATGAAGCTATATTTAGGCAAACATAATATTCTAACAGCACCTGGGAAAGAGACGGGTGCAGATAATCGGATTGTAGTTAATTCAGCAAAATATGTTGTCGATGTTTACAATGGATATTTTTGCGGTATTGAGCCTAAGCTCTCACTACTTAATGGCAGTTCGAAAATTGATGAAATAGCCAGATGGAATAGGCAGGAAAACTTTTTTGACACAATTAATGAAATCAGCAAACAATGTGATATTTTTGGCCGTTCTATTGCAAGCGTATACCAGGGCGAAGATGCGAGACCGCATTTGATGTATTCTAGCCCTAATCATGCTTTTATCATTTATGACGATACAGTACAGCGTCAGCCCTTAGCATTTGTTCATTATCAGATTGATAATTCTAACAATTGGACTGATGCTTATGGAGTAATCCAATACGCTGATAAGCTATATCGTTTTAAAGGATATGATATTGAAGAAGATACTAATGAAGCTGGATATGCAATTAATCCATATGGGTTAGTTCCTGCAGTTGAGTTTTTTGAAAACGAAGAAAGACAAGGCATTTTTGATTCTATTAAGACTTTAATCAATGCTTTGGATAAAGTAATCAGTCAAAAAGCCAATCAAGTGGAATACTTTGACAATGCTTATATGTATATGCTGGGCTTCGAATTACCAGAAGATGCTGAAGGTAATCCTAAGTTTGATTTTAAGAATAATCGTGTATTGTATGTTAATCACATTGATCCAGATACTAATCCACAAATCGGTTTTATTTCAAAACCGGATGCAGATCAGATGCAAGAGAACCTTATTCAGCATTTAACAGATTTTATTTTTATGATGGCTATGGTTCCAAATATTCAAGATAAAAACTTTGCTGGTAATTCTAGCGGTGTAGCCTTGCAATATAAGTTGTTTGCAATGAAGAATAAGGCCGATAGCAAAGAGCGTAAATTTGATAAATCATTGATGCAACTTTATCGGATTGTACTTGCTACTTTATTTAATAATAAGCAAGATCAAGAGTTATGGAGTGATTTATCTTTCAAATTTACTCGTAATCTCCCTGAAGACATGGCTAGTGCAATTGATAATGCCAGGAATGCAGAAGGTATTGTTTCTAAGAAGACCCAATTAGGGATGATTCCAGATATTGATCCAGAATCCGAAATGAAGCAGATTTCAAAAGAAAAAACTGATGCAATTCAGCAAGTTCAAAAATTAAGTTTACCTATTGATGGTTTGAAGCGTGATGACGATGTTAAGAAAGAGCAGTAAATATTGGCTTGATCGTCAAGCAATGGAAAAAGAAGCCATTAGAAAGTATATTCAGCAAGATAAAAATGTTATTGCTCAGTTAAATAGGCATTATGACGTAATGCTGAATAATATTAATCAACAAATTGCTGCAGAAATATCATCATTAGCAGATCGAAATAATGTAGGCTTAGAATTAGCTAAGAAACAAGTAACTGATATGGACGTCAAAGCATATTCTGCTAAAGCAAAACAAATTGTAGAGCAAGCTGCAGTAATGAGAAAAAATGGCCATCATGTTACTTATAAAGATTATCCAGAAGCAGTTAATCAAGAATTACGTGTTTATAATACGACAATGAGAGTTAATCGCTTGGAATATCTTAGGGCTAATATTGCATTGGAAGTTGCTAGAGCAAGTTTAAATGTTGCTTCTATTACTGGAAATACTTTAATTGATCGGTACATAGCTGAAACTAAACGGCAAGCAGGTATTCTTGGAATCAGTGGTAAAAATGATAGTCTGTTGAACAATGCAGCAATTCAAGGCGTTGTTACTGCAGACGTTAATGGAGCTAATTGGTCGAGCAGATTGTGGGCTAATCAAGTAGGATTAAGAGCTAATGTTGAACAAGTTCTTGCTACTGGATTAGCTCATTTTGATGTTAAGAGAATGCAGTCCTTAATGACTGATACAGTTCATAATTGGCGATATGTTGCTGATCGACTACTGAATACAGAAATAGCTAGAGTCCTTTATATGGCGCAATGGGGAAGTATAAAAAAGGCAGGTTATAGGTTCGTAAAATGGATAAATGAACCTAAAGCCTGCCTTTTATGTTCAGCAATTGGTCGGGAGGATAGTGGTTTCGGTAGTGGAGTATATGAGTACGATAAAGTGCCGAGCATTCCTGCCCAAACTCATCCTAATTGTAGATGTGCTATTTCGGCATATTGGGTAGATAGTGAAAGTAATGATGTTAAAGATTTAGGCAAAAGAAATAGTTCTTCTATAAAAGAAAAAGGTGGAAGTTGGCGATCTGGAACTAATAAAGTAAATTGGAACTATATTAATTCAGAGAAATTTAAGTCTAAATTTGATCATATAACCAATGATAGAAATTTGAATGCACAAATTAGAAAATATGCAATTGCTATGCTAACCCATAGACAGAATAGCGATAGTGAAGATAGTTATATTTTGAATAATAAAGGTGAAATTGTTGCAAAAACGTTTGGACCGGATGATAAATTAGAAGTTGGTTTAAGCGAAAAAGCAAGACACCGTATTAGTCAAGAATATGATCCATATACAATTATCGGAATGCATAATCATCCAACTAATATACCTCCAACCGGTTCTGATTATGCAGCAGCTAATAAAAGAAAGTATAACTTCGGTATTGTAGTTACACATGATGGAAGGATATTTAAATATTCAGCTGATAAATTTGCTTATTCATATCTTGTAGACAAGACAATTGAAAACGTTAGAAGAACTCATTATAATTGGGATGACAATGAAATTTATAAAGAAACTATGCGTAGGCTAAAAGGAAGTGGATTATCGTGTCAAGAAATAAAATAAGAAAAAAAGAAATAATTGCTTATGAGGAAAAATTATCTAAAGGGCCTTTTACTGACGAAATAAAAACTACTCCTTTTGAAGATAGTTTTTCTGATGAAGAATGGGAATTCTTTTTAAAGCTGCTAAAAAAGAGAAATGATACGATGCCAGATTCTATTGATCCCGATAAAATATTAGTGGGTTAACAATTTAAATAAATACATTCAAGACTATTGATCAAGTTCAATGGTCTTTTATTTTTGCCTTTTTCCTTGTGTGCAGGCTCAAAAGAACACCATGAGTTAGTTCCCCGAAACTTTAAAACGTGTGTTTAGAAAGGACATTTAACTATGCCAGAAGATGTAAAAGATAATGTTGCTAAGGATACTGAAGAAGGTAAAGCTGCAGCTGCCAATTCAGAAAAAGCAGATTTCAAAAAGCTTGATGCAGACGAAATTGTTAAACCTTATATTGATCGAATTACTAAGGAACAAGCTAAGAAAAACGATTATAAGTCTAAGTATGAAGATGCCTTAAAAGAAGTCGATCGGTTAAGGAATAATAATGGTAAATCTGCTAAAGAAATCACTGAAGAAGATGAACGTCAAAAAGAATATGAGCAATTAAAAAAGACAAATGCCGAATTAAAAGCTCAGATTGAACGCTCTAATGCCATTAAAGATGTTAACGGCATTTTTAAAAAGGCAGATCTTAATATTGACGATAATGTTCTTAATATGGTGGTTGATAATGATGCTAATGTTACTGCTTCTAATGCAAAAGCAATTATCGAATTAGTTAATAAGTCGCGTGAAGAAGGAAGAAATTCCATTCTTAAAGGTCAAACTCCGAAAGTTGGAGGCGATAAGCTGAAAACTCCAGAAGATGATTTAAAACACGCCCTAGGTTTATAGAAAGGATTTTAAAAATATGCCAGAAACAGGCGTAGAAGCTAAGGGCTTCAATTATGTTACAAAAGACGGAAATTTATTAGATCAAAAGATCACAGCAGGATTATTTACTGGTGCATTAGGTACTCCAGAAGTTGATTTAGTCAATGGCGGTAGATCTTTTACCTTAAAGACTATTAGCACAAGTGGTTTGCAACCTCATACCCGTGGTAAGGGTTTTAATTCAGGTACTGTTACTGATGAAAAGACTATTTACACTATGGGACAAGACAGAGACGTCGAGTTCTATCTTGATCGACAAGAGGTGGATGAAACTAATCAAGAATTAGCAATGGCTAATATTTCTAATGTATTCATTACTGAGCAAGTTCAACCAGAATTAGACTCTTATCGCTTTTCTAAAATGGCGACTTCTTTCGATAATATTGATACAAGTGATGCAGAAGGAAATTTACTTGCTAAAACTCATAAGGTAGAAGAAACCTTAGATGCAACCAATGCTTACTCACAATTGAAGACTGGTATTGGTAAAGTTCGTAAATATGGCACACAAAACTTAGTAGGTTATGTTTCTAGCGAAGTAATGGACTCTTTAGAACGTTCAAAAGAATTTACTAGAAATATTACTAACCAAAATGTAGGTACTACTGCGTTAGAATCTCGTATTACTTCAATTGATGGAGTTCAATTAATTGAAGTATACGAGCCTAATAGATTTATGACCAAGTATGATTTTAAGGATGGTGCTAAACCAACAGAAGATGCCCAAGCAATTAATTTCTTAATCATTGCTAAACCTGCAGTTATTTCAATCGTTAAAGAAAATGCAGTCTTTTTATTTGCGCCGGGTCAACATACTGAGGGCGATGGATATCTTTACCAAAACCGCTTATATCATGATCTATTTATTAAGAAGCACAAACGTGATGGTATTTACTCTTCAATAAAAAAAGCGTAACCCCGCAAGGTAATCAAGAAACCGAGCGAGGCGGGGAAAACAATAAGGAAGATCAAAATGACTGATGTATTAGATGACCAACTAACAAAGCTAAAAACAGCTCTCCAATTGACTGATACTAAACATGACGATCTTTTAAAGCTGTATCTTGAAGATGCTACTGACTTTTTAAAATTAAGGTTATCCATTACTGGCGTAATCCCAACTGAGATGCTTGCTATAGTTCGTGGAGCAGCTGTTAAGAAATTTAATCGTTTTAAAAATGAAGGTATGGCCAGCTACTCACAAGATGGAGAGTCTATAACTTTTGCTTCCTCTGATTTTGATGAGTGGGAAGATGAAATAAATCAGTGGCGTAAAGACCATACGGGCATGAATAAAGGAATGTGGGTGAATCCATATGAGATACGACAAAACGGTAGAGCTAATTGAAAAACATCAAACTAATAAAGTTAGTTCTTATCCAGCTAACATCACTCAGATGGGATTAGATCAAACCATTAATATTTTTGGTGATGCTAAGCAAAGACCTTATGTAGTTAGATTGCCTATTCCAGTAGACTTTAGAAATGGTTACATTAAATCTAATTCTTTACCTTGCAACTTAGAGGTAACTAGTGCACGAACAACAGATAGAATAACCACATTGATCGGAGTTGAGTATCATGGCAGATTATAGTATTTCATGGGATGGATTAGATGCTTTAGATGAAGCATTGGCTAATCAGCAAAATATGAATACTGTTAAAAAGGTTGTAAAGAAACATACAGCCAATTTAATGACTGCTACTCAACAAGCTGTTCCGGTTGATACGGGGCATTTAAAGCAATCTGCACAGATTCAAATTAGCAGAGATGGATTTACTGGTTCTGTTACTTATGGTGGCGGATTAGTAAATTATGCTGCTTACGTTGAGTTTGGTACTCGATTTATGGATGCTAGAAAATATGTTGGTGTTCCATTTATGTCAGAACGAATTAAATTTATTGATGATTTAAAGGATTTAGTACGATGAGTCCATATGAAGAATTATTTGAAGCTTTAATTGAATATTGCAAAATAACAGGATATCCAACTTTCGATTATTTACCTGATGAAAGTCAAGGATATCCTTTTATTATGGTTGGAGATCAGATTAATAATGATGTCTATGCTAAAGATTTTGTAACTGGAACTAGTAATTTAACTGTTCATGTTTTTGCTGAATACAATTATCGCTCTGAAGTAGCTACGATTATGGAACAAATTCAGCGATTAATACCTAAATTCTTTACCACTGAACATTATTCATTTGCTTTAGCCGGTAGTTCATCAAATATTTTGGGTGAAACTGCTAATAATATTCAATTGCAGCATGGACGATTAATTTTAGATTTTAATTTGAGATAGAAAGGAAAATAATATGCAAAAAGCATTAAGTGGAACTCGCAAAGTTCTAATGTTTAAATTGGCCAAAGATAGAGATAAGAAAAATGCTACTCGTTTGGCATTAGAAACTACACATACTATTAAGGAAGCTGGGAAAGTTGCTACTACTGAAACTAAAGATGGTACAGTTAACAATCCTGGCGAAATTACTACAACTATTGATATTGAAGCTCTAGCTTCTGATTCTCCAACTTATCGTTTATTACATTATGCTGCAAAGCATAGTGAATTAGTAGATTGCTGGGAAATCAACTTTGATAAACCATCACCAGATAGTAAAGGTAAATATTTAGCTCAATATGGTTCTGGATATCTCTCAAGTTGGGAAACTCCTGATAAGGTAGGAGACAACGAAACAATTAAAACTACATTGAATGTTGATGGTAAGTTAGTCAGTGGGTATGCAACTGTTAGTGATGAAGATGTGGCTACTGCTAATAACTTCTTCCGTGATACCACCGCAAGTGCTACCGAAGAAAAGGGTCTAGATGAATACAGTCAAATCTATCCTGAAGATACAAATAAACCTGCGAGTAACAACTAATTCAACTGTAACAAACGTAATTAGCTCTAATACTAATAATGAAAGTGAGACGCATTAATGAAAAAGATTAATTTAAACGGTAAGACCTACAATTTGGAACTAACTTTAAACAACTTACGTGATTTTGGTTTTGTACCCAATAAAATTGGTGAAAATTCTGAAATTTTAAGTAATATTGTGGCTGGTCTAAATCTGGGAGATGCTTTTACTTTAATTGATGTTTTGACTAAGCTATTAAAACGCTACAACATCAAAGAAAAAGACATCGAAAAAGCAGTTATTCGTGATAAGAATAGTGGAGATCTATATAAAGTATTAATCGATTTTTTCAAGACAGAACCACTTACCAAACGGATGATGAAGACTATCAATCCATTGATTACAGAAGCATTCGACAAGATCAAAAATCCAATGGAGAAACTAGCAAATCAAGAATAACTTTTGATGAAATCATCATTACAATGATGCAGTATTATCCTACTTTTACTCGTGAAGAAATAGGAAATATGACTCTGACTGAATGGAAACAAAGACTAAAGGCTCACCGCTATGCATATATTGAAGCGGAGAGTCTTTTTTATCAGATTCCATTTATTCAGCAACTAACAACTATTACTGATAAAGATGGATATTACAAATATAGATCATTAAAAGAAATTGGAATTGATTTAGAGCAGCAAAAATCGGCAATTAGTGGTAAGTCTCAAAAGAAGGTTAATAAATATCTTCAATTGCAACAAAGAGCAGAAAGAGCACGCCAATTAGCTAAGAAACAAATAGCAAAACGGAAAGGAGGTAACTGATGTCTGATAGTTATGGTGTTACTGCAACGTTTAGTGCTAGGGATAATATATCTAGTGCTATTGCTCAAATGAGATCACGTATCCGAGGAATGTCTGAAGATACAAACCAAGTTACGGCGAGTCTAGGTGAGATGGCCAAAGGTACAGCAGTATTCTCTTTAATTTCTAAGGGAATAGGAGAAATGACTAGCTCCTTAGATGGGGCGATCTCACGGTTTGATACCCTACAAAATTTTCCAAGAATTATGAAAATAATGGGGTCACCAATTAAAGAGAGTACCTCAGCAATTAACATGCTGAAAAAAGGTGTTGATGGCTTGCCGACGGCATTAGACACAGTTGCCTCTACTACTGAAAAACTTTATCCGGCTGTCGGAAATAACGTAAATAAAGCTGCTAAATCCACTTTAGCGTTGAATGATGCCTTTATTGCATCAGGGGCTAGTGCTGAAGACGCAAGTCGTGGTTTAATCCAATATACTCAAATGCTTTCTACCGGAAAAGTAGATATGATGTCATGGAGATCCCTTGAAGAAACTATGCCTTATGCTTTGCAAAAAGTAGCTAAATCATTCGGTATTGCATCTGGTTCAATGCAAGATTTGTATTCTAAAGTACAATCTGGTCAGATTTCAATGAAACAATTAAATGATCGTTTTATTGAGCTCGATCAAGGTGCAACTGGTTTTCATGAAGCAGCATTGAATGCTACTGCGGGTATTGGTACAGCAGTAGCCAATATGAAGAACCGTGTCAAGGCCGGATTAGCGGATATCATTGAAGATATTGATAATACGATAAAAAAGGCAACTGGTGTAGATCTTGCAGGTTGGATTAACAAGAGTTCTTCAAAAATTAAAGAAAATCTTGATGCATTAGGCAATCAAATTAAAGGATCATTAGCCACAATTAGAAATATTTTTAATATTTTACGTGATGCTATTATGCAGATTTTTCCAGCATGGAAATCAGCAATTGAGAGTGTGGTTCAATCCTATGGCTTACTGTATGCGCAAAACGATAAAGCCGCGGCTTTAAATACATTTCGAGCAATAGTTCAGCAGATAACACAGGCTCTAGTAGGATTAGCTAACTTTATTCAGCAAAATAGCACTAAAGTAGCCGCTTTAATTTCAATAGTATTACGTGCAACTACTGCATTTTTAGCATTTAAAACTGCAATAAATATTTCTAATACTATTGCTCAACCTTTCTTAGGTTTAGCTGGTGGAATCAGTACTGCTACAGCTCGTTTAACTCAATTCTTTGGGATTGGTACTCAATTTCAAACTTTTGGCGCTCGTATACTTGCGGTGTCTAATAATATCAAGACAATGGGGCCTGCTGGTGAAACGGCAAAGAATGCTATTAGCGAGGCAGTTGCAATTATTGATAAATTAGGAACTAAAAGTAATGCATCAACTACTGCAATAAATAAGGCAAGAAATGCTATTTCTTTATTGGGAAAGCAAGATCAGACAACTGCTAGGGAGCTTTCAAATCTTTTAACTAAGATTGAAGAAAGTAGTACTAAATCTACTGAATCTATTAGCGGAATAAATGCTTTAAGTAATTCATTAAATCCTTTGAGAAATCGTTTAAATCTTGTCAAAGAAGAATTCAATAAATTAGGTCCGAATGTCGAAAAATCGACCGCACAAGTTAGAAATATAGGACCTAGTCTTCTAAGTGCAGGAAGTTCAATGCAAACGATTGCTAGAACCGTTGTCTCTAGGATAGTTTCTATTTTTAAAACAATGGGAACTGGAATTAGAGCTTCATTTTCTTCTCTAAGATCAATTGGGCCTATGTTGCTTTCCGTTTTTCAAAATCCTATTGCTGCAATTACTAGCGGGTTAGGTAGGGTTTTGGGTGTTGCACGAACATTTGGTGCATCGCTTACTGCTGCACTTGGTCCAGTTGGAATCGTACTTGCTGCAATAACTGCTGCAGTTGTGGCTTTTACTGTAATGTGGAAAAACAACTTTATGAATATTCGTGGAGTTGTTTCTAGTTTTGTTTCTGGTGTTAGTCAAAGCTTTTCTAGTATGCAAAGTACAGTTAGTCCGATAATCAATGCCTTAAAAGTAGTATTAGAAGCCCTGAAACCAGTTTTGCAAGGAATTGCAATAGTTATTGGTGGTACTTTATTGGTTGCTTTATCAGCGATTATGTTGGTAGTCGCTGGTGCGATTGATACTATTCGAACTGTAATCACAGGTATCTCCACAATTGTTATTGCAATTAAAGCTTTAATTACCGCTATTGCAAAAGGTGGAGAGGCTATCGGAAAGTTCTTTAAAGGCGACTTTAAGGGCGCCGCTGAAAGTGCTAAAGGATCAGTAGGTGCTATTAAAGATGGAATTTCTGATATTGGTAAGCAATGGCAGAACTTAGCTAATAATAGTGCCACTGCTAAAACTGTTAATGCTTTAAAGCAAGTTGGTAAATCGACAGATGATGATGCAGAAAAAGCAAAAGATTTTCAAAAGGCGTGGTCTGAAGCCTCTAAATCTATGCAAAATGATAATAAGGCTAATAAAGAAAGTTTTGACCAAGTCGTCGAATCGATGAAGTCAGCCTTTGGTTCTGATGATGGGATGAAAGGATATGTTTCAACTAGCGAAACTTTATTAAAATCATGGAGTTCTAAACAGCAAGAGATTCAAAAGAAATCCAGTGCTTTAATGGAGCAAGCAACAAAAGAAAGCGGAGAAAATCAGCGGAAGTTACGAGCTGCTGCTATTAGTGAAATGCTAAGCGATCAATCTAAGGGCGCTGGGCAAATGCAGCAAATTATGAATGACAATAATAAAATGCTGCAATCTGGAGTTGCTTCTAATGGTCAAAAATTAACTGATGAGCAAAAGCAAGCTCTTAAAGATCAAAATGAAGCAGTTGCACAAGCTTTAATTGACCAATCCAATATGGAATTAAGAGCTTTTAGACTTAAGATTGATAACCATGAAAAGTGGACTAAAGAAGATACAGCCAGACAGATCGCTGCAATAAAGCAACAAAATAATGCTTTATATTCAGAACATGAAGCTAATGCACAACGTGAAAAGGACTTAGAACAAAAGTTAGCTAGTGCCAAAACTGAAACTGAAAAGAATGGCTATCAAATGCAATTAGACGCTTTAAAACAAAGCGATCAGAAAAAACTGCAAGAGATTGACAATAACAATACTCAAATTGTTGAGTCAATGGCTCGTTCCGGTCAGCTAACTCATAAGACTTTCACACAAGCATTAAATAAGATGAAAATTAGTACCACTCAAGGCTTAGAAGAAATGTTGAGTGAAATTAATCAACATTCAGCTACGATGTGGGAACGTATGCAGGTAATGGCTCAGTACTTTGGAACAGCTGGAAAACAAGGAACACAAAACTTCTTAAATGCTGTAGCTTCCGGAGATTTAGAAAAAGCTGGTAACTTAATGAATAACCAAGTTATGAAAGATTTGGGTAAATTACCAGCCAAGATGTTTAAAGGTGGTAGTGACGGAAAGCAGAGTTTCTTAGATGCTATTAAGCGAGGAAATTATGAAGCTGCCGGAGAAAATATTAGTGATAAAGTCGATAAAGGCTTATCTAAACGTAAAGGTGGCGGAAAGGGAAAAGGTTCCAACGATGAAGGAACAAAGCGAGCTAAAGAAATCTCTAATGGATTAAGCTCTCAAGCTCCCAATGTTCAAAAATCCGCTAAAAAAGTTTCTGATGCTGCCGATAAAGGATTAAAAGCTAATACAGGCAAAGCAAAAGCAGAAGGTAAAAAGACAGCCACTGCATACTCTTCAGGGGTTAAATCTGGTAAGGGTTCTGTTTCTTCTGCTTCGAAGGAATTACCTAAAGCGGCGGCTAATGGTGCTAAGTCATCAACTAGTTCAGTTAAGTCTGCTGGTAAATCAGTAGCAAGTAATTATGCTTCTGGAATTAAAAGTGGCAAGGATTCAGTTCATTCTGCTGCTGCTTCATTAGGATCAAGTGCAGTTAGTGGTTTAAATAGTAAAAAATCTTCAGCTAAAAGGGCTGGAACTACATTAGGAAGTTCTATGCAAAGTGGTCTTAAGTCTAAATCTAGTGCAATGAGATCAACTGGAAAAGATTTAGGAAGTTCGGCAAATAGTGGTGCTAGAACTTATCACAGTGACATGTATTCAACTGGTAAATATTTGGCAGAAGGAATTGCAGAAGGTATTACTAGTGGCTCAGGAGCCATTAGACGAGCCGCTGAAAGTGCAGTTCAAAAAGCTGTTGCAGCAGCACGAAGAAAAGCAGATATTAATTCACCTTCTAGAGTAATGAAATTAGAAGTTGGTCAATGGCTTGCTAAAGGAATTGCTTCTGGTATTGACGAATATACAGAAGATGCGCAAAAGAGTGCCCAGAATTTAATTGGACGAGTTCGTAGTACATTAGCTGGCGAAGCTGGATTTATTCTTGATACTCGTAGTCAACTTAGCATTAATCCTAATAATCAGTTACTTGGTTTAATTGCTAATATCAGTAATAAGCTTGATAGAAAACAGCAAATAGTAATGGATACTGGTGCATTAGTTGGATCGACAGCTGATGTATATAATCGAAAATTTGGTAGTGATATTTCACTAAATGAAAGGTTTTCAAAATGATGCGTGAAGATAGAATTTTTTCACAGTTTAATAAGCAATATGAGAATGATGGCTTTTTTCATGACACAATCGAAACGTCGCCGGTTATGGTTCGTGCTCCTGATGAAGGTTTTACTTTTGCTAATTTTAATTCAGCTGATAAAGGCTGGTGGCTTACTAAAAAGGATGCACCAACTCCAAAAGAGAAAGAGATTACTTACTCAGTTCCTTATTCGCAAGGCGAGGAAGACTTTTCCAACCTAGATAATCAACGTTTCTTTGAAGCCCGTGAGATCACTTACGAGCTTCTTTTAGTTGATAAAGATTACTCTTACAGAAAAGCCAAAGAAAAGGAAATCAAGCGTCTAATCATGCAAGCTGCAGGATATAGGGAGCTTGATGATACTTTTAATCCTGGATTTTGTTTTTCTGCTAAATCTGAAAGCGTAGAGTGTTCTGATGATGAAAGTAACGGTACTTTGACAGCAACGGTTAAATTTAAGGCTTATCCTTATGCGATTGCTAGAAGTTATGAAGGGGCTGATATCTGGGACGAGATTAATTTTGACAATTGGCAAGACCAACAGACCACTTTTAACGTGAATAATAATTCTGTTAAGGCAGATCTTGATAATTACGGCTCTAAGCCCGTTGAGTTAGGTTTTGCGGTAACAGGAAAGGTGAAAGTAACAGGAACTAATATTAATTTTGAATTAGATCAGGCTGGCGCAACTAAGATAACAATAATGCTACCAGTTGGAGTAACCAGTTTGACTGTTTCAGGAAGTGGTACTATTCACTTTCAATTTAAACGGGAGGAGATGATTTAGTGGGCTATAGGATTGTGGCATACGATAAGCCAACCGATAAGAATGGTTATATCGTGTATGATCAAAACCTAGCAACAAGGAATTTAGTATCTGGAAGTTTGAATTTAAAATTAACAGATATTGATGATCTTGATCTTACTGTTAATCAGTTAAATCCTCTCTATGATCGTGTTGAACCGCTTATCACTCATATTGAAGTTTATGAAGATGATGAGCTTATCTTCCGTGGTCGAGCGATTAAACCGACCAAAGAAATGGCTTCTAATGGTGGTTTTACCCGTGAGTATATTTTTGAAGCGATTGACGCTTATCTGTTAGATAGCATACAGCGCTTTGACAATGATTCTGGGTCAAGTGCTAAGCAGTACTTGCAGAAGTTAATTAAGGTGCATAATGGTCAATTTTCTGATAATTATAAGCACTTTACTTTGGGTACTTGCGATTATTCAGACAGTGAAGGTATTGTTCAACGGCAGATTGATTATCCAACAACCAAAGAAGCTATTACTGCACAGCTAATCAACAAGACTGGTGGTTACATTCGAGTTAGATATGACCATGATAAGCAGATTAATTATATTGACTACACCAAAACAATAGGAGTATCGCATAAGGCTGATACTCCTATTTCTGTAGGTAAGAATATGTTATCGGCTAAGCAGACCATTGACCCTACAGGAATAATCACTCGATTAATTCCATTAGGTAAAGTTCAACCAGCGCCTAAAACAACCTTAGGCAATGACGACACTGTCAACGAAGATGGAGTTGCTACTGGTGTAACTCACGCAGTTAATGGTGACTGGACGCAGGCAATTAAGAATGCTGCTAAAGTTATGGGCGTGAATATAACCGATGAATATGTTCAGAAAATTAAGAACATGATTCGTGGAGAAAGTAATGGTTCTGAAACAGTAGTAAACGGCTGGGATGCTAATGCACAAGCAGGGCACCCAAGCGCTGGCTTACTTCAATTTGTAGAGAGCACTTTTCAAAATTATATGGTAAAGCCATTTACTACATGGAAATCTGGGTTCGATCAACTCTGCGCATTATTCAATATGAATGATTGGAAAGCAGAAGTTGATAAATGGCAGATTTATCATTCTTGGTCACCTAATGGTAAGCGCCGATTAACAGAAGTAAGCAGTACAACAACTCATAAGGGTTCACTTAACTCTTGGGGTTGGCCTTTTCCTAGTGTTGGAGAAGGTCATTTTATGTCTGCTCAATTGTTTGGTGTTCATGCTGGTAACGGTCGTACTAACAACTTTCACGATGGTCTAGATTTTGGATCAATTGACCACCCTGGAAGTGAGGTACACGCAATTCATGGTGGGACAGTAACGAGGATTAGCAGTGACGGTTATATCGGTTGGTATGTTGTAACTCACTCAAGAGATGGCTATGACATTGTCTATCAAGAAGCTTTTTCAAATCGTGGAAATATCCGAGTTAGTCAAGGTCAAACGATTAAAACTGGCGATGTAATTGGTATCCGTGATACCAGTCATGTTCATATCGGGGTTACTAAAAAGTCTTGGTATGAGGGATACACGAAAGGTCACTCGTTTGATCCTAACTGGGCTTGGCTAGATCCATTGAAGTTGATCAAAGAAGGCGGTCAAAAAGGCGATAAGGATAGTTCATCAACTACTTACGAAGATGAAAGTCCACAGCCTAGATATAACATCTCTAGCGTTAATGGCGGTAAGGATTTTATCGAAGATGCTGATTTAATCAGACAGTTTGGTGTGATTGAAGGAACGCAGATTTTTGATGACTTGCAAGATCCAGCTCAAATTAAACAAATGGGCGAAAAATGGCTTGCTAATGAAAAACAGCATGTCACTAAAAACTCTTTTGAAGTTTCAGCGCTTGAATTGCCTGAATTTGATCGTTTTAAGGTTGGCGATTTTTATCAATTTATCAATCCACAAGTATCTAAGACAGCTCAACTCTTGCAGGTAGTTGAAAAAGATATCGACTTTGCACACGAAAGAAACAGTAGCTTAAAAATTGCGGACGTTGCTAAGAGCTTGACCGATTATCAAATCGAAGATAGCAAGAAAATTGATGCTCGATTTAGGTCAATTCAGAAGACGCTGACTCAACAATCTTTGACCATTGCTAATTTATCGTCTGGTGCAATGAGTGTTGAGAGCAACAATAATCAGGCTAATCAAAGTATTAACCGAGTGTCTGAACAGAGTAATTTTGATGCTAAATACATCAAGGATGAGTTAGACAAGCACCTGAAAGATTATGCTGAAATCAAAAAAATTATTGATGATCTGCCGAACAAGTATGCAACAACAGAGCAATTGAAAGTAGTAAGTGAAAAAGTTAATAAATTAGAACAGAAAGGAGAGAGTGATGGCTAATTATTTTGATACCACTCATATAGATGGTAAGCAGCTAACACCAGAAGAGATCGGTGATGCCATACGTCATAAGAAGTTTGGCGTTGATGTCCGTGAAGCTATGGCACAGGGACTTGAGTACTGTATTCGACAGGCTCAAAAAGTGGATACCTTAGAAACAGAAGTAAAGAACTTAGATGAACGTGTAACTAAGCTAGAAATTCTTCCTAGCGAAGTGACTAAGATTAAGCAAGACATTGGAGATATCAATATAGAAATTACTAAGCTTAAGACTGCCGTCTTCGGAGACGGCGCTATTCCTGTTGATGATCCAGTATTTGAAGATAACCATGATAAGAGAGCACAGGAGGTGCATTTAGATTAATGAGTAATTTTAATTCAATTAACAATGGCGGAGTTCCTTATTATTTTCCAGCTGATATTGCTAAGGAAGGTCAACAATACGCCCGTTTCAGTAATTGGCTGAAAACTCGTGTAAATGACAACGGTAAGAAAGTACCAGTTAAGTGGTATGACCAAGGTCGTGTAATGAATGTGAATGGCTTAGCGCCTTTTATTCAAGGTATGGTAGGTCACTTTACGACTGATGAAAATGATGAATTAATTCCATCTTCTGATGTAGTATCACGTGACTGGCAAGGTTCTCCAGCAGATGTAACCGATGGAGGTCTTGCTTTCTACACATTGGAAGATCAATTCTTTTGTCAAGAAGGCCAATTTAAAGGCGTATTTGGTTTGCGTGATAGTAACGGTAATGTCTATACTAGCGTGAATATCGTTTTTGAAATCTTAGGCAATGACTTACGTATGGGTGAGACTACTAAATACTACAGTTCTAAGCTGGATAAAATGGTGAAGGAGTTCCAAGTACGTACTGATGAGGTTATAAATGACGCAAAAGCCAGTTACACTAACGAAACTCAAACAGTGCGGGAAGCCTTAGCTTCAGCTCAAGGAGCAATCCAGACAACTATTGATACACAGCAAGGATTAAGTACCCGATTAGCAGGTATGCAACAACAAATTGCTACCAATGACATTGTTACTAGACCAGAGTATCAACAACTTTCGAATCAGTTAACTCAGCAAGTCACTCAGATGAAAGAAAGTGGCTTAGAGTTTTTTAATACTATTGATGATTTAAAAGCTAAATATCCACAAGGAGCTAATAAGCTTTGCGTGACCCTAAATGATTCGCATCAATGGGTATATGATTATGCTCAAGGGGTCTGGAATGATGCTGGCGCATATAATTACGGGACAATTGATCCAAAGATATTAACCTCGGCCTATCAAAGTAATTCAGATAATTTAATACCAAATAGTGACTTTAAAGACCTAGAATGTTGGACGGCAGGACGAGTAGCAACTGATCCAAGCGTTTATGTTGACTCAACTAATTCCATTAATGGAGCTAATACTCTTATTATGAATGGATTCGTAGAAGGAGGAACTACTAACGAAAGTTGGATCATTTCACAAGCCCAACCTCTTTCAGGGAATGTCATTAGTATTGCTGCTGAGATTAATATTCAAGGTCTCAGCACACAAACTGGTGATACAGCTGGTATAGAGCTAAATATGATTGACGCTAACGGAAACGATACTCGATGGACTTATAACCTAACTAATTCTCTAGATGGAGATATGCATAGAGTGATCTGGGATAATCTTTTAGTTCAGCCAGGCACAGTGAAAGTATACGTTGGATTTAAAATGTTTGGCGCAGGACAATTTAAAATAAGACGACCACAACTTAATGAAGGTCCAACTATCTTGCCATATTCAACAGGTGAATTATCCAAAGACTTGACTACTAGAAACTTATTAGCACAATATCCCATCATTAAATGGAATGGCTTTGCTCAAAGTTCACAAATTAAGATTGATTCGCAAAATCTATGGAAGGGCTCAGAAACACTAAATATTATTGATGATCAGGCACAAGATTTCAATTTTCCAGTTAGTCCTTTAATTAAAGTAACCCCAGGAAGTCAAATTTCTCTCGTAATTCCTGCCTATGGTAGTGTAGATGTTATTCATGGGGCTAATGTTTATATGGAAATTGATCAATTTGATGATACAGGATTACCAGAAAATACGGCGATTCGGCTAGTAAATAATATTAATTTAAATTCTACAAGTTTTAGAGAGATTAGTTGGAATGATATTACTCTTGGTGTTGCAACTAAATACATTAGTGTAAAATTTGTAACATATGGCAATGTTAATGTACACGTTGGAAACATTGAACTTTATCAAAATCAATTTACTTTTTCAAAAGATAAAGTAAATCAATTCCTTTTAAGTGAACAACCTTTTGTCAATTATCCAATTACTGATTGGCTACAGAACTTCACTTTAGCCAATGATCCATTCAGCATTGATAATACTCTTTGTGATAATCAAGGAAATCCAACATTAAAAGTTGAAACTGGTCTTGCAAGTACGTTAAATGATTATTGCATGATAAATGTTAATCGCCCAATTCCGGTATCAAAATATTTTGCTTTTAAATTTTCATACCTTTTGAAGATGGATCAAGCTAAAGGTAATGTTAAAGTCTTCATTAGACAATATACAAGTAAAGATGATCAACTTGATTATAATAAGGAAATAGATTTTAATTTATCTCCACAAGAAAATTTGACTGAGGTTGAATTTGATCATATTAAATTGAATGATGATACTAAATTTATCGATATTGGCATCTATGGAATTGGTCAATTTGAAGGCTATTTTTCTAACTTTGAAAAAGTAGCTGATTCTTTCTTAGAAGAAAATTTGATGTCATCATTAAACTTTAGTAACTTCAATGTAAGTGAAAAGCCCAATGATGTTAATATAAATCGCAGTCTTAACAATATAACTATCCATAGTAAGAATCATGATACTGATTGGACTTACTTATATTCGTATGCAATTCAAGTTGTTCCTAATTCTGATTATGTAATCAAACTGCCAGTTGAATATAGTACTAAAGATGATGGTAATTGTTACTTAGAAGTAGAACAAGGGGCTACTCCAGCTGAAGCTTTGAATTATAATCTTCTTACAAGCTTCAACTTTTCAAAACCAACTAAAGACTATACTTTCAATTTACATACTGGGAAGCAAACCCAATTTATATCTCTTAGATTTGTTCTTTATAAAATTGCTTCTGCAACTTTAGGTGAAGTAAAACTATTCAAAGGAAATAAGATAACTGGTACAGCTCAAAAAACATTGCCTCAACTTGATATTCAAACAAATGGTGAAGTAGGTTCAGATTGGCAAAATGGTCAATTTACATTTAGCGATAAAAATAGATATCTAACAGGATATATTCAATTAGCATTGCAAGGTGACAGTTCAAGAGGATATCCAAAGAAGAATTTTAAGCTTAAGTTTTTTGAAGATGATAAATTTAAAAAGAAACTCAAATGGAAGCCAAAAGCTGACTGGGATAAGAACCATAAATTCAATTTAAAGGCAAATTATATTGACGCTACTCAAGCTCGAAATTTGGTTAATGCAGCGGTATTTAAAGATGCGACTGCAATTACACCCTTGGAGCATGATAGTCAATATCCTTTATTAAAGAGTCAAGATTTAGGACAAATGGAAGGATTCCCAATTGAACTATACTTTAACGGCAATTACTATGGATTAATGACTTTTAACACTAAAAAAGATGACAAGCCTTACGGATTAGATAGTGACAATTTAGCTACAGAAGGTTTGACTTGTGAAACGAGTGAAAGCAATTTAGGTGATCCTTCAATGACTATTGACGGGAAAAATTATGCAACAATTGTTCAAGATACAGCTAGTGATGAACTTAAGACTAATTTCAAAAAGATGCTTACTTTTATAAAAGAAAGCTCTGATGAAGATTTTAAAGCCCAAATTGGCAACTATATCGATCTTAAATCTGCTATGAACTGTATGCTGTATGGAACGTTCTCACATATGTGGGATTATCCAAATAAGAGTTTAATTCTATTGACTTGGAATTCAGGAATAAGCTGGTACATAACTTTTTACGATCTTGATTCTACTTGGAATTTGTTCTGGAATGGATCCAAACTTACAACAGAAAATGTATTTGATTTTAATCATCCTGAAAATATTAATTTAAGTTGGGGGAATGCCTTATTCAAACGGATTTTCATTAATTTTAAGCCAGAATTAAAAGCTCAATGGAAAAAACTTCGTACTTCTGTTTGGGGAAATAATCAAATTATTTCTAAATTCAAGACTTTCATTAATTCTATTCCTGAAGAAGCTTATGAAAGAGATCAACAAAAGTGGCCCGACATTCCATCAAAGAAAATTACCGATTTTGCACAAATTCAACAATCGGTAATTGAGCGTGGAAACGCAATGGATAAGTTCATGGATAGCTTATAGGAGAACCCATATGAAACAAAAACTAAAGCATCTCCTCCACACAGCACATCCGCAACATGAGATACTAGCGCTAGCAATGGTAGGAATAGGATTAATCCTTATATGCAATGATTTCTATTTCTTTTGGCCACCTTTTGCAGTTGGGGTCTTAAATGACGACTTAGTAGGTGGAATTTTTATTGCGATTGGTATATGGCTTTTTAGCTGGGCAATCAGTGATAAGAACAGCATTTCTACTAATCGTAATTTATTAATTATTACTGCAGGCTTGTTAGCATTTGAAGCAATTGCTGAATTTTGTCACGGTTACATATCGGGACACCCGCACATGTTTACAGCCGGCTTTTTAGAAGTGATTATTTTATTATTTGATTTTTCTATCATTAGCAAAAGTAAGAAACATAACTATTAGATAGGGGTGGTGCTTTATAGGCGATTTACTAAGGGCACTGCCTTATCTTGGTGGTATAGGTACGTTCTTGATTGCAATCTGGAAGTGGGTATTTGATGCTCTCAAAGAGGAGCGTGACCACTATCAAGAAAAATGCCAAGAACAAGAAAAAGAAATAGATAAACTAAAAGAAAAGAATCTTAAACTTCAACGTAAGGTTGACCAACAACAGATTTTAGTAAATGAATACGTAAAGAAGACACCAACCAATGGTGCTTTTTTTGATGGAAAGGAAAATAAACATGATTAAAAATCTAGAGAAAGAATTGAAGAAATTAAATATTAAGCGTGGGAAGTTATCAAAATTTTTGTCAAAGCAAAATAAAAAGACTTTGTCTGCTAACCAATTGTCGCTATTGCAAGAGCAAAAGCAAGCAATGGGTAAGTATGCAAAGGTCTTAAAGTTACGTATTAAAGATTTAAAGGAGGCTAAATAATGAGCGTTAATCAATTATTAGATTTATCTATTGTAGCCGTATCAGTTGCAGCAGTCGTTGTTGCTTCTGTGTATGCTAAACACAAAATTGCAATTGACAAGAAAGCAGCACAAGGTGACTTACTAGCTAAGTCTGAAAAAATCATTGCCCAGTCTGTAAGTCCCCTTGTCTACCAAGCAGAAAAGAGGGGAGGGGACGGAGAAGATAAGCTAACCTTTGTCGTCCAAGGCTTGTTTCTGCTCTTAGATATGGCACACTTGCCACATCCAACTATGAGTTTCGTAAAAGGTATGGTTGAAAAAGCTGTTACTGCTATGAAACAAGCTCAATCAATTGCAGATACTGTTGATAAGCCTAAGACGACCATTGTTGGCGAGTTAAAGGAAGTTAAGAAGTAGGAGGTAACTTAT